TTTCGATGTGGCCCGGCAGATCCCTAGCAAACGTCGTGGCTAAAGCCTCGATCTTCGGCCGGTATTTGACGATGGTCTCTGTCAGCCAGGTCGCCATCTTGCTGAGCTCAGGAACGAGCGCGGTGCCGATGGTGTTGCCGACCCCACCGATTGCGGCCTTGAGCGTGTCCAGAATGTCGCCGAACGCTTCACCGTCCCGCACGGCATCGTCAGAAAGAACGATACCGAGACGACGAGCTTCGTCGGACATCTCCTGCAAGCCGGCACTGCCACCCCTGATCAGCGGCAGCAACTCCGTGGCGCTTTTGCCGAAGATCTTCACCGCGGCCTGAGCCTGCAGCGACGGGTTTTTAATTTTCGAAATACGGTCCACAAACATCGCGAACTGCTCATCCGTGCTTTTCAGACTGCCGTCGGTGTTCTTCAGCTTGATGCCGAGGCCGGCGAACATATCCGTGAGCTCTTTCGAGCCCTTCGCCGCAGCACCGACATTGATGTTCATCTTCTGCAGGGCACCCGCCAGCACCTCGGACGAAG